CCAAGGCGTTCCGGGGCATCGCCGTCGATCAGGCCGAGCGGTTCAGCCAGGTAGTGCGGCAGGGACTGCTGACTGGCGAGCCGACACCTGCCATTGCCAAACGGCTGATCGGCAGTCTGCAATTTGGCGAGGAAGCTAAGACCGTCCGGCAGCTGATAGCAGCAGGCGGGCAAGCCACTGCCGTGGCGGACAATCAGGTCATCGCCCTGATACGCACCAGCATTAACCAAGTAGCCAACACCGCCAGCCAGCAGGTTTACGAGGCCAACCAAGACATCACGCCACGCTACAGGTACGTCGCTACGCTCGACACTCGCACCAGCGCAATCTGCCGAGCGCTGGATGGCAAGGAATTTGAGTACGGCAAAGGTCCGATGCCGCCGCAGCACTTCAACTGCCGCAGCACCACTGTGCCAATCATCGACCCAGACATCCTGCCGCCGTCAACGACAGCCACCCGCGCCAGCAAAGATGTCCAGGTGCCGATTGACACCACATACGGCAAATGGCTTAAAGACAAGATGCCAGGTGAAACCAATGCAGATGTGCTGGCGCGGCAGCAGCAGGCATTAGGCAGCAAGGCGCCCTACTTCCGTAGATTGGCGGATAAGTACGGCCCCGATGCTGCCATCGCCAAGCTGGTACGCGATGATGGATCAGAGTTAACCTTAGAGCAACTCCGCAAACGATATGGACCTGCCTAATCTGCGGCACTTCACGCCAAGCGGCATTAGCTCAGATCCTGTGGAGGTGCTGATCGGTGAAGCATGGCTGCCAGCGATCTATACCGACAAAGGATGGGCAACAGCAGATGGCGCTAGCCTGCTATCAGACATTGCCAAGTGGCGCACACCATGCCTAAATACACCGGACCAGCCAAGCCTCAAAAGCCCATGCCCAAGAAGGGAGGCAAGAAGAAATGAAACGCGGCGACCGGGTTAGCTGGAGCTATCAAGGCACGCGCACATTTGGCGTAATCACCAGCATTGGTGGTGAACGTGCGACCATCTCAACGCAAGGTGGCGGTAGCGTTACCCGTGTCGGCAGCATGGATGATCCGATCGTACGAATCAAATCCGAGTCAACCGGCAACGCGGTCATTAAAAAGCGGTCAGAGCTGAAACCCGCACCACGGCGATGATTACCTATCGCGGCGAGCAGTTTGAGGGTTATAACAAACCCAAGCGGACGCTAGGCCATCCGACCAAATCACATGCGGTGCTGGCCAAGGAGGGCGAGACCATCAAACTGATCCGGTTCGGTCAGCAGGGTGTCAGCGGCAGCCCGCCACGCAAAGGCGAGTCAGCAACAGACAAAGCCAGGCGGGCATCATTCAAGGCAAGGCACGCTAGTAACATTGCTCGCGGCAAGATGTCTCCGGCATATTGGGCGGACAAGGTAAAGTGGTAACCGCTTCTTGACGGTGAATCCAATCCTTTAGCTCAGCAACGTACCACCGCAGATCCTGAGCTTTAGCCGCATGCCAGCCGTTGCCGCTACTGCGGTACAGATGCTCATGGCGATCTACTGCATCAAGGCACTGCTTAATCAGCAGATTCCATGGCTCACGGATTGGGGTGTCCCATTCACGCTTTGACACGATCGCTACGCGCCATTACGATGGCAGCGTAATTAAGCCTGCGGCTTATCCATGTCTGATGAAACACAAACCCAGGAGCCTGCGGCTGTTGGGGGCGACAACAACGACGCATTGCAACGCAGTGTAGAGGCGCTTGAGCGCAAAAATAAAGAGTTGATCGCTGAGTTACGCGCTGCCAAGAAGGCGCCAGCATTGCCAGATGGCGTTGATGTCAATGAGCTATTGGAGTTCAAGCGCAATCACGAGCAACAGCAGCTTGAATCACAAGGCAAATATCAAGAAGCGCGACAGGCTTTGGAGCAGCAGTTCCGTGAGGCGACGACGGAAAAGGACCAGCGCATCGCAACCCTTGAAGCGCGAGTCCGTGAACTGGAGCTGGTCACACCAGCAGTAACGGCGCTGGCTGACATCGTGCATGACCCCGACATGGTGCTAAAGACCAAGCTGAGCGCTGATCAGATCGAGCGCGATGCTGATGGCACCGTGGTAGTGGTTGACGGCTACCAGCGCACGCCTGTCAGTGAATGGGCGAAGACGCTGCCAGCATGGATGCAAAAGCAACCCAAGCCACAAGGCAGTGGCGCACCATCAGCCGGTGCCAGCACTGGCGGCATTCCGGCAGGCATGGCTAACCCATTCAGCCGTGATTCGTTCAACCTAACTGAGCAGGCGCGACTGTTCCGTACAGATCGCGACCTTTATGATCGCATGAAAGCAACAGCTAACCGCTAAGCTGTTGTCAACCGGCTGCGCTGGTGCCTTGGGCTGCGCCCACACCGTAAACCATTCCCCGAGATGAATCATGGCGACTCTTCGCTCTGACATCATCATCCCAGAGGTTTTTACGCCTTACGTCATCGAGCAAACCACGCAGCGTGATGCCTTCCTGGCTAGCGGTGTGGTGCAGCCCCTGGCGGAGCTGAATGCAACTGAGGGTGGTGACTTTATCAACGTCCCCTTCTGGAAAGCCAACCTGTCTGGCGACTTTGAAGTGCTGACCGATAGCACTTCGCTGACCCCCGGCAAGATCACTGCTGACAAGCAAGTTGGCGTGATCCTGCATCGTGGCCGCGCCTTTGAGGCTCGTGACCTGGCAGCCCTGGCTGCTGGTGCCGATCCCATGGCCGCCATCGGCGCCAAGATCGCTGACTACGTTGCCAACCAACGCCAGAAAGATCTGCTGTCCTGCCTTGCTGGTGTCTTCGGCACCCTCGGCAGCAACAGCTCGTCTGCTGCCTTCTTTGGTCTGAGCATCGACGGCGAGTCTGGTGACACCCCCACCACGCTGAGCCCCCGTCACGTTGCCGAAGCCCGCAGCCTGCTGGGCGATCAAGGCGACAAGCTGGCCGCTGTTGCCATGCACTCCAAGGTCTACTACGACCTGGTTGAGCGCAAGGCGATCGACTATGTGACCGAGACAGACGCTCGTCTGACCTCTAGCGTCACTGACTTCGTCGGCGGCAGCATGGCTGGTGCTTATGGGGCCGTGAGCGTGCCGACCTACATGGGTCTGCGCGTGATCGTGTCTGACGATGTGCAGACCGAAGGCAGCGGCAGCTCGACCGAGTACGCCACTTACTTCTTTACTCAGGGTGCTGTTGCCTCCGGCGAACAGCTCGCAATGCAGACCGAAACCGACCGTGACATCCTCGCCAAGAGCGATGCCATGTCGATCGACCTGCACTACTGCTACCACCCTGTTGGCGCCAAGTGGGGCGTTACTACTGCCAACCCGACCCGCGCCCAGCTGGAAACGGTTGGTAACTGGTCGAGGGTGTACGAGCTGAAGAACCTCGGCATCGTGCGTGCCACCAACACCTCCAACTTCGATTGAGGTAACTAACCATGGCACAACCTTCCCAGTTTGAACTGAGCACCGAGCAGTATCTTGAAGCCACTTTTTACGGGGCATCCTCGATTGCCGACGTGCAATTCTGGACTGCTCCCGTTAAGTGTGAAGTGGTGGCAGTGCGTGAAGTTCACGCAACTGCTGGTAGCGATGGCAGTGCCGTAACCGGCACCGTCCGTCGTTGCCAAGGCACTGAAGCCGCCACCGCTGGCGATGACCTGCTGAGCGCCAGCATCAACTTCAAAGGCACTGCTCTCACCGAGCAGACTCCTGCCTTGACCACGACTGCTGCTGACCTCGTTCTTGAGGTTGGCAACCGGCTGTCGCTGGACGTGACAGGTACCACCACCGCCTTGGCTGGTGTAATCCTGACCGTGCTGCTCAAGCGCGTCTGATGGGGCTGTTCGCTTTCCGGCGACTGCGTGACCGCGAGGCTGCCTCTACGGAGGTGGCCTCTCTTTCTATGCCAGAGCCTACTCCTACACTGGATCTAACGGAGCCTGACAATGGCAATCACAATCGTGGCCACGCCAGGCGCGGCCGACGCAAACAGCTACCTGACGCTGGCAGCAGCGCAGTCGATCATTGATGGGTTTGTGCAGGATGCTGATGTCACGGCATGGGCATCGGCTACCACTGACCAGAAGAACCGGGCACTCTTTACCGCGACGCAACGGCTAGACCGCGAGCGGTTCCTTGG